GACAATACGTGGGCTGCTGCTGGCGGCGGAAAACTTCTTCAGGTTGTACAAGGAACTACAGCTACAGAAGTATCTAGCACAACGACTTCAATGGCTGATACCGGGTTAACTGCAAGCATTACTCCAGAAACAAATAGCAAGGTATTAATATTAGTTAACCAATCTTTTACGGTAACAAGAGATAGAAATAGTACTAATAATAATGGTATGGGAGCTGATATTTTAAGGGGATCAACGATTATATTTAACTCTAAGAAAAATGATGCTAATGCACCTTATGGTTTTTATCATAAAGGCGGAGATACAAACTTCAATACTTTTAGATGGACAATAAACTGGTTAGACGCTTCTCCTGGTGGCGACGGATCAACCTCCGTAACGTACAAAACACAGTTTGGTATTTCTACGGCGTCTGATTCTGGGCAAGGATGGGCACAAAATGATACTGAGGGACAAAACAATGCTCCCACTTCAACCATTGTATTACTGGAGATAGGAGCATGACTGTAAGTAAATCCAGAGCGTTAGCTTCTTTAAAACCTGGGGCGGAGTTTGTATGGACAGGCAAAGACTGGAGTGGTCTTAATTGGATAGATAGCAAACAGGCAAAACCTACGGAAGCAGAGGTTAATGCTGAAGTGACTAGATTAACTAATCTAGAAACAGCTAATAAATACCAGGAGGACAGAAAACCTCTTTACCCTCTTATCGGTGATCAATTAGACGACCTTTATAAACAGGGTGCTTTCTCGGCTGACATGACAGCTAAGATTAAAAAAGTCAAAGATGACAATCCGAAACCATAATGGGCGCAATTAAATTCCCACACGCATCAGGAAATAGCATGAGTGTCGCAGCTCCTGCAACTAATCCTGCATCTGATTTAGAACTTAAACTACCAGCAACTATTGGTACTGCTAATCAGTATTTGAAGAATAGCTCTACACCAGGAACTCTTGAGTTTGGGGCTGATCCTGCAATGGTAAAACTCAATACCTTTGAAACTACAGCAGGTGACAATGTACAAGCCTGTAATGTTGATGGTCATTTTACATCGGCTTACCATACTTATTTATATATACTTCATGTATCACCAGATGACGCTAATAGTGACTTTAGTTGGAGAGTGATGAGAGGTGGTTCAGTAGTAACAGCTAGTGAATATGTTGGACATGCTTTCAGAGGTTACAACGATCAATCTGATAACAACCAAGTAAGTACAGGAGAACCATCAGCTGGTGATTACAATAATCCAGATGATGGAGTCTTCCCACATGCTGATGACATGGTAGATGGAGATTTAACAAAAACAAGTACATTAGAATTATGGATATATAATCCACTAAGTACTAGTGAATGGAAACGGTTTAAATCTACGTTTATGTGGCAGGCTGCATTAAACATTCAAACTCATTATCAAAATGGTGCTGTACAAAATACAGCTGCATTAAGCGGTGTGTCTTTTTATATGAATAACAGCTCTGCAGATCTAGTCTGTAAAGGAGCTCTTTATGGTCTTACAATTTAAGGAGGGATAGTTATGCCAAAAAAAGTATCATTTACTCCTAGTGGTAAAGTCATAGAGGAGTTAACAACTACAGAAGTAAATGCAATAGAAGCTGACAGAACTACATCTGCAGCAAGGTTAAAAGCAGTGAAAGACGCTGCTGATAAAAAAGCAGTAGACGCTGCATCTGGCAACAAGAAACTTCTAGATCTTGGGCTTACTCAAGCAGAAGCCACAGCCCTAACTGGTTACACACCATCATGAGCATACTTAAAGTCAACAAACTAGAGAGCACTACCAGCGGTGGCGACTGCGTTGTTAATGCAACGAATATAAGCAATCACAATTTAATAATTAACGGAGCTTGTTTCGTCGCACAAAGAGGTACTTCATCAACTGCTAATGGTTATAAAACTGTAGACAGAGTTGACCCATATTCTGTAAGCCACAACGCAGGTACTATTACTTATTCCCAATCAGATATAACTAGTGGCGCAGCTTGGGACGCTGGCTTTAGAAATGCATTTAAACTTGCAACATCTCAGGCTGGTAATACAACTACTGCTGCCTGCTATGTAAGTTCTTATGTAACTAAAATAGAAGCACAAGATATAGCAAATTCAGGATGGGACTATACAGACCCTACTAGTAAAGTAACTCTTTCATTCTGGATTAAAGCAAGTACTGCTGATGACTTTCAGATACAACTAGTTACAGATGACGGAACGAAAAAGAAATATAATACAACTGTTGCTGCAACGACAAGTTGGACAAAGGTTACTAAAACAATTCCAGGTCATGCAGATTTAACATTTAATAATGACAATGGAAAAGGTCTAACCATTCAATTAGTCCTTGCGACTGGAGATGATATGACTGGTACTGTTACTCAAGATACTTGGGTTGCTAATACCACAGCCCAAGTTAAGTCCAGTAAGGTAGGTAATACTTGGATAACTGCTGGAGCTGGGTCAGTAGAAGCGACAGGTTTTCAACTTGAACTAGGAGAGGCAGCCAGTTTGTTTCAACATAGACCGTATGGTGATGAATTAGTTAGGTGTCAAAGATACTTTCAACATCATTTCTCAAAAGAGAATGAAGGGCAGACATTTGCCACAAGATTTACTACACAAGCACAAGGTGGAATCACTTATTACACTGCTTTAAGATCAGCCCCTACGGCTACTTTAAAAGGAATAAATATCCATGTTATGAGCAGTGGGGCTAACGCTGATGTGACCAGTATGAATATGACTATAGGTGGTACAAATGTTACTACTCAGACTAGTTTAGTTGCTTTAATTACTGCTGGTAGTTTAGTTCAAGGAGAGGCGTGTTTAGCACATGGCAATGCTGGAGATTCACCGATGGGTCTCTGGTTAGACTCGGAGCTTTAATTATGAATTTCACAAATGTAAAAAAAGTCTTCTACAATGAAGTCTTCACTAATTCGTATAATGTAACTGTAAATGGAGAGAACATGTCTATTCCTCTTGATACGGCTAACAAAGATTATGTCGAGCTGAAAGAATGGATTGATGCTGGCGGAACAGTAACTGATTTGGAGATAGGTAAGTAATGGCACTAACACAAGTCAACACTGACGGCGTTAAAGATGATGCCGTATCTTTGGCAAAAATGGCTGTTGGAACGGACGGCCAAATTATTACTTATGACGCATCAGGTAATCCAACAGCAGTAGGCCCAGGTACAGATGGCCAAGTATTAACTTCTACAGGTGCAGGATCACCTCCAGCTTTTGAAGACGCAGCAGGTGGTGTAGATAATGTTACATCTGACAACTATGGAATAATAGTTCAAACAACAAATGCCAGTAATGACTCCATAGTAATAGTTAAAGGTAATGAAGCTAAAGATGCTGAACTTCGTTTATATGCTGACGAAGCCGATGATAATGCAGATATGTGGAGGCTAAACGCATCAGCTAGTGATGGTACTTTAGCTATACAAAATTATGCTGGAGGCGGCTGGGAAAATAGTATATTACTATACGGAAATGGTGCAGCAAAGTTTTATAAAGATAATACCTTGATGTGTGAAACATCTAATGATGGTCTGAAATTCCCAGCTGGCAAAGGAATTGACTTTAGTGCTCAAACAGTTACTTCAGTTACAGGTACTACAGCTTCACAGACTACAGAAGTTCTTGACCACTATGAAGAGGGCTCATGGACGCCTAGCTGTCAGACAGGTTCTGGTGGTGGGGCAGGGCAATACGTGAGGATTGGTAATTTAGTTACAATAACTGGATATATAAATCCTCAAGATACCAGTAGTAGTAATACTGTACACCTAGAAAATATCCCATATCCCGCTACATCAGGTGGAGGTACTGGATGGAACGGTGCTGTCCGTGGTTACCACATAAACGATATAAATAGTAAACGAGCCCACGTAAGTGTCGTAGACACAAACGATACCGTCCAATTTGGTACACTAGAATCCGCTAATGCTTGGACAATGTTGAAACACAACAACATTGCTAGCACTAATAATGCTATAAACTTCACTATTACCTACAGGACAGACGCATAATGGCACTTACAAAAACAATCGAAGAAGATCAAATACAAGTAGTTGGTGAGTTTAAAAAACTATGTATTCGCACAGCTACAATAATAAAAGAAGATGGTAAAGAGCTAAGTAGAACTTTTCATCGTAAAACAATAAATCCAGGTACTTTAGATGCAAGTGATAATCTCGTAGATAGAGATATAAGTGCAGAATCTGCTGATGTAAAAGGCATAGCGGCTACTGTATGGACTAAATCCGTGAAAGATGCTTGGAAAGATTATCTAATTGCTAATAAGACACTTTGATAACAAGGTTCCTTTTTCTACAAGGGAACGACTTATTAACGCCTGTGCAGAATCAAAGTTTTCTTTGGGTTGGTGTGACCGACCTTTTATAGATGGCGAAAAAGTAATTCCTAATGTTCACAGTGTTTGGTCAGCCACTCAAGCAGAAGAACTTTTGAATTGTTTGTGGGAATGTACAGAGGAAACTGAATGGTTTACAGCTAAGTCACTTGATTCTGTAATCGTTAATCTTGTTAGACCAAATGATGTTCATTATATTCATTCACATCCTGGCAAACAGGTTGCACTTTATTATGCAAATTTAGACTGGGAGGATGGTTGGTACGGAGAGACTTTGTTCTACGATAAATGTGATTTAAAAGAAGTTATTTATACTTCTAGTTTTGTACCAGGGAGAATTTTGCTTTTCGATGGCGGTATTCCACATGCAATAAGACCGCAGTCAATTAAGGCTCCGAAGTATAGAATGACGATAACAACAATCTTCAATGAAATAAAATGACTGTAGAAACTGAATTAGCAGCTTTGTTGGAACGTAGGCAGCAAGTCACAAATACTTTCAATCAGGCTAATGATGTTCTTAATCAATGCAAACAGGAGCACGCTGAATTAAGCGGAGCAATCAAGCTTGCAGAGAAGCTTATTCAAGAAGTCGAACAGGGAGAGGAGGTTGCCGCCGAGGAGTAGGCGAGTGTAATTCAGCAATTACATAGAGAGGCAATAAGCCAAGTAAAAGCATAATGACCATTATGAATGTTGGCCCTAGTGCTTTTAGAAAAGCATCTCTAAACAAGACGTTGACAGCGAATAGACTTATTATGCCGACGTAGCAAAATTAAGTTATGCGTAAAGTTTTAGACAGTTTAGTTGTGGCATCATTCCTAATGAGCGCTGCTGTGCTTGGAAGTGGCGTGTATGGATATTTTTGGATTACTAATGAAGACACGCAAAAAGAGCTGATGGATAGCGCAGTAGAAAAGATCAAAGAAAGCATTTCTATCCCTGGCCTGCCTAAGTCGACAGGTGGCGTTAAAGGGCCGAAGCTTCCCTTCTAGTGGAGGTTCAAGAACCTCAGATAGTTGAGCCATCTATACCGTCGATTGAAGTACCACCGCCAATAGCAATTCCAGCGCCGATTGATCTAAGCCTGCCTGTTATTGATATGCCTTGTGCATTGACGCGGGAAAAAGAGACAGGAGGCAAGGACCATTTCAATAACGACCCTGATGGGAACGTGGCGTTGTGCGATCACACGGCCCCTTGGTTTTTTGCTCCCGACTATTCCCCTGGCGTCAAGATCATTAGGAATGAACCACCTAAAACTTCAGAGCAACCAAACCAGGAACCTCTAACACCTCCGCAACCAGAGGTGCCTAAAATTGCGAGCCAGGAAGAGAAAAAAACGCCTTGTCCAGATGAGACAAAAAATAATCCCCGGATAGGAGACATATCAGCAAGCGGTAAAGAAAAGGTTTCAGGCTTTGAATTGAGAGATGGAACTTGTGTTGTCACTTATTCACCTGTAACCGCAATAGAGACCTATCTGCCTAGATCTGGGGTCGTAACGACCACAAGTTTGATCGCCTCGGCGGCTGTAGTCAGTTCCGTCTTAGCCAAGCCCTTAGCCGACCTACTTTTAAAAATAATCAAGCCTTCTGTAAAAAAATTGATTACTACTGTTCAAACAAAGATTTTTCGTAAACCGGAAAAGGTCGTTTCATATCATGAGAAGTTGATGCTTCAAAGGGAGAGGAATCGGGCGGTGAGGAAATTAAAGAAAGGCTGGTAGGTTTTATCGAATGCTCATGGTCGATCAAAGTATTTGGTGGCGAGATCAGTTCAATATCACTACAGAGCTTGGCGTATTTAGAGTCGCTCTTAAACCTCATGCCATTCTTGAGGAGAGTGCCGCATGTTTTAAGCCTGCCCAATTCCATTGCCAGTTTTGAATCATTTAATTTGGCAAGGATTAGATCAGACTGACGCTTCTGTGCTTCGCGGCAATTGCGAACTGAAGCCCTGTCGAGTTGAATATTCCAACTGAGAGAAATGCCTGGTGACAAGGAATAGGTGTCCTTCTGTGCGGTCCTAATCCTTTTGTAGCCGATTATTTGGCCGGGATTATCTGGGTCGCCATCTCCGATTGTGTTCCCATCGGCATCGGTAGCACCTTCGACATCCTTTGTGGAATAGATCGGGTCGAGATAGGACGGCGTATAGGGCCGGGTAGCAGACATGCTTGAAGTAACAAAGGGCTGGACAACAAGGGTGTCGCCTTGGCATACGACCGTTTGCATTCCCACCTGATTTTGAAATTGCCGGGTTGGCATATTCATCACGCCAAGATTTGTAACAGACCCTGAGGAGTTCGCAACTGGGTTATTAGTCATATTGGTATTTGCATAAGCGGCACTATTTATGGTCGCTACAAATAAAAGAGCGAAATATCTACGCTTCATTGAGTAAACGTGGACGTGCTCTCAGTGACCGATTGGGTAGTGATAGTCCGATCAATCTCGATAAAGGATTGAAGGCCTGGCCCCATATAACTTTCGTGGTATTGCGTATTTCCACCGGCCACCGATTGTTTCCATTGGGGTTTGTTATTTAGATCTATCCCTGTCGTTGTGGATGTGATTCCGTTAATGGTTGTTGGTGTTCCACCTACAGATGGCGGGGTAATGGTTCCACCGTTTAAAGGTTCGATATTGGAACCGCCAGAGGTGTATTGATACCCCGTCGAATAGGAATAAGACCGGATAATTTCTCGCGTATCCTGAGAACTAGTGGTTCGAGAGATGGTCGAACCTGAGGAGAAATTTGGGATTACGGGGATTGCCGAGCAAGGACTAGCCGTTAGCAGAAACAGCGCAACGAGCCGTTTCATTTAGTCAATTTCTAAAAGACTAGAGACGCTACCTGTCACGCTTGTACCTGCTGATCCAGGCGTCAAGGTAACTGTTCCACCGCCAACGGTTGTGATGCCTACAGCCATCGTTGTCCTATTACCGCCGCTATAGGTCACTGTCGAACCGAGGCTTGGCAAGGTTGCTGTTGTTCCTGTGGTAGCAGTAACAGCCGTTGCGCTAGTTATATTATCGCCCATTGTGAATGACTCTGTTAGGGACGTCGCGGCCCCTGCTGTTGTCTGCGTATACGCCGTGGAACCCATCGTTGCTGCCACACCCGTCAGATCACCGTTATTGTCAGCGGCGGGTGCTGTTAGCTTCCCAAGCGTTGTTGCTGTTACTCCGCTGGATTGCATCGAATAAGTTGAACCGAGGCGAGTCGCATTTGAATAGCTGCCGTCCACGATGCCTTGGGCAGAGGTGGTGAGTTTATGAACGTAACCAGCGTTTGCGGGTGCTGCTAGTAGCAGTAGGAAAATAAGTCGTTTCATAGTTTGTCTAGATCGCTAATTCTTGTAGCTGTAGGTTGTTTTGTTATCAATTCTATTGGCTGCCGAATGACGATTGTTTGTTGTCCAGTTGAGCCACTAATGGCCTCGCCTTCTTTTTTCTTTTTCTTATTACCCCCAGCGGCTCCAACTGAAATTCCCATTCCTGCCAAAATATTTCCTAAGAGCCCCGCCGCAAAAGTGCTGTCCACGCGAGGCTGGTCGGGTATATCAACGCCAAACATTCGCGCAGGAAGTTTTACATAACCTAGGCTTAGTACGATTAAACACCAAAGTAATATCAACCCCTGAGCTGAGGTACTAACCAAGAACATTATTTTCTCTTGGTATTCGGGTTGATCCTCAACAGGTGGCTTAATTACATCCTGTTTCTTTTCGGGTGGTTTCTCAGCCATACGCAGGAATAGTAAATGCGCCTAGTCTGGGGCAGTATCTTCTAATTTGCAATTGACTGAAGTATTGGCCGCCATTGTCTCCGGGCTTTTTGTCTTCGGTGCAATGAACGCACGCAAATCTTCAGAACTCAATAGGGAAATTTTCACGCGATTAAACAAGCTTGAAACTACCCAAGCGCGATTAGAAGAAGCCATACGTCTACAAAGAAACTAAATGGACAGCATTATTTCCAGTCCCGTCTTTTGGGCGGTGATCGCTTTATTAAGTGAGCTAATTGCACTGAATCCAAAGTTTAAGAGCAACTCTGTTATTCAATTGGCAATGGCGGCATTGGCAGACATCAAAGCAAAGCAGGACAAAAAAGATGTCAAATGAAATGGGCCCCGAATGGGTTAAGGAACAACAGCAAAGAGTTGAGCTGATGAATGAGTTATACGAGCTAGACGGTAGAGACGGCGATCATCCCAAAGCGGGAACCTATACGGGTCTCTATCAGGAATATCTGAACTATCTCAAATGGGCAAAGTACTTTTATCCTGTTGACCAAATACAACAAAGCCCAACACGGGTTAGGTGAAGGGCCTTGAGCCTTAATGATATTCCTGCTCAATAATCAAGTCAACTAGTGTTTGTTTTTTGGCATGAAGGTTTTTACCAAGGATTATTTCTAGTTGCCTGTTTGGTAATCCCATTAGGAAGAAGCGGCGAAAATCTTTTTCCTCCATTGGTGGAGGAGATCTGTATACAAAGGGATTTTTCATTGAGCCATGCCTACTCTTAAACCATTATGTCGCCGTATTACATGGACGATCAGATTCAGCCCGTCACTCATCGGCTTGAATTGGCTGATTTCTTTATTCACTACGACGGCGATTCACATCAACACGCCGCAATCAATGAGCTTGAAAGGGCAATCATTAGGCTTGATCCATCATTGCTAGAGAGTTCAGCCGATTGGTATAAGACCTGGACTTGGTGCGTGGGTGGAAAGCGAGACCCCATAACAGGACTGAAAGTGCGAGACGGAAAGTTTGTGCAGCCGGATTATTCGTTGCGTAGGGACGAGGACTTGATAGGTTTGGACTGATTCGCTTCCCGTAGGTCTGCATAACCAATTTCGATGGAGTGAATCCCCTCGTCCCCCATTAGGCCTGAGCATGAGCCTGATGGATCGAGGGCGATATGTAAACAATTATTACTATTAGGACGTATCGGGGTTTACTCCTATAGGTGGCGGATATATGTTTATAGAGCCGGAGACGGTACCACTAAACAAGGAGACTCAAATGTCCTTTTCTCACAAAAACCCAGTCACCAATAAAGTCTGGAACCGTGAGCAACTATTCGAAGCCCTCCAACTGGAGCAAGCCAAGAATAAAAAGAGCACCTCAGATTTAATTACCTGGGAAGCTCAAGTCAAAAACGTCCTACATCGCTGGGACAACCACGACGAAGCCTTTAACAATTTTGTTCAGGAAATCGTGGATGCAGGAAGATTTAGCCGCAAGGTGTTTGATTCCATTCTTGCTTAATCACCAAGGCCCCTCAAACCAGGGGCTTTTTTATTTGCCCTGTTTCAACCGCCTATGTAATGACCTGACTACCGGGGAGCCTGATGCCTTAGGGCTGAAAGTCATACAAGACCCGTAAAGGGAAAGACAGGGCGTTTACAAGGGAACTCCTCCCTGTGGTGCGATCCATCCCCCGGTAGTGAATTTGGAGAGTCGCTACGTCGACATATTACAGTATGTTAATTTTTTATATTCTGCCATACGTAGGGGTATACCCCGGTAATACAATATATATAGGCAGCAAGCCGGACGGATGCCCCGGATTCTCGCCTAGGAAGACAAGAGTCCTAGGAGTCCTGGGGAGGGACTTTAACTCTCCCTATCATTTACAACAACCGCGACGGCGCGGGGAAATAAAGTTTGAAGAGACTAAATTCTTCCATCCGCTAAATAGCCGGATGTGTCTTCCAGAGGGAACCAAATCCCGGCAACGAGTCTGCGCCGCCGGGTCGCAGGCTGTCCCTCTACTCAGGAGTTCACATGAACTATTTAAGCGGTATGCCTCTCGACTTCCAGGCCGAGATCGCCCGATTGCGCAGAGCGCAGGCGGAAACGACCGAAGCACTGGATGAAGCGGCTGAGACCGGTGACAACCAGTTTGCCATCGCAGCACTCAACCACTACATGAGTCTCCAACAAGAGTTGGATCGACTTTGGGACGAGAGGTAAGGAACGGCCCCCTAGCAATAGGGGGTTTTTTATTGCCTATTCATCAACGGCGTCTGTTAGTAGTCGTGCGAATTGATCCACTGTCATCACCATACGAAAATGCCCACCACGCCACCGAATCATTGATGCGGCATATTTCGCTTTAGCGTTGCGACGTTGAATCTCAATTTCTCTTGGCTTTTCTAAACATGCCTTTGACTTGTCAGCCCAATCAGCAACTTGAATAACTAAATCAGAACAACCCTCTAATTCAATATCCCCTTCGTCATCAAATCGGCCAGCCCCTAGTTTTCGCCTCGCCTTCCAAGGTAGTTTTTCAGATAGCAATTCAGCGGCTTCTCTCTCCGCCTTATCGCCTTTATTTTTTTGACTGTTCATATTGCCTCCTGGCTTTAATCCATTCCTCTAATTCAACAATCCTTGCCTGGGCTTTTTGTATTGCCTCAGAATCGGGTGTTTTATTAATGTCAACATATTCTCCCTTATCGTTCATTTGATAGACCTCCTTGATGGGCTCATCCCAAAAATGTATTGGATTTGCATAGATAGGTGTTGCTTCTTCAGCGATTGCACGCTGGCGTTTAGTTGCCATGTTTTCTCACCGTCCAGTAGTAAGTCGGCTCATCTTGAGTAGCGATTCCATCCTCACGCTCAAGCGCTAGACGTTGGTCTAAATCTTTCTTAAGTTTCTTGGCGAATTGATCCGCCATTTCTGAATAGTTCCATTTGCCTTGCTTACAGCATCGAGTACAGGCAACACCGTCAAAAATAATCTTGTCGGTAATAGTCCCAATATGTAGATGGCTATCTAATTCCCTTTTAAGGCTTTGCACGTATTCCTCTTGATCTCGAATGATCTGTTGAGCCGCGTAGATTTCTTTAATTAATCTTTCTGGCTTGTTTGGAAATTTTTCTTCAGTAAAGGATGTCATCACAGGGGGAGATTGAATAGTCAAGGCAGATTTCGAGATGTTGGCGCATCAATGTCAAAGTCATTGGGTCGGAAAGTAAAACATCCCATGCTTCCGATCCTTCAACATCTAACAAGTCATTCCATTCGTTGTCAGAGACTTTTTTTTTAGGAATCTCAGGGGCCCGTGTATAACCCATTCGCGAACTTGGATTGCTGCGGTTGCTCAGACGTAGCGCTGATAGGAGTCGAAAAAAGATTGCCATCGCTAGATAGAGAGGGAGGGATGCTAGATAAATAGGTAGCACCGCTAAAACAAATGAGGTAGAGAGGTAGCCAGATGAAAAGGGTTTTCTTGAGTTCGTACATGTCATTTTCTTGTTAGCGCTGGACTTACTGCGACTGATTAGCCCACCAATCGAAGCCAGCTATATACGGAGTAAACCCCAGGCTTGGATGGTTGTCAATACGTCTATTAGAACGTATTGCTAATTGGCAGGCAAAATTGCTTTTCTTCGTTGAGAATCCATAAGTGCTCATGTTTTCCGTAGTTGCCTTTCACATACTGATCGGTTTTAAAAATCTTTCCACTTACCGTTAAGTTCGTAATGGCTCTTCTTACCGAGGTGATAGGGCAGTTAAGGCCTAATCGATTCAGCACCATTGATGGGCTTAATGGTTCTTTGCAAGAAAGGAAGTAGGAGTAGATAGCTTCCTCTTGTGTTTTGGCTCTTCTGTGTGACGTTGCAAGAGCTTCGCCAGTTTCGTTGGTTGTGTTGTAGTAAGACATGTCAGAAAGGAAGTTGTTTGTCGAAGTAAATAGAACGGGCCGCTTCGTATGACGTCACACAATCAGTCGGGTCATATTCATTGGTCGTCGTCTCTTTAGGACTAACCCAATAGATCCGGCATGAATCAATTTCAATCTGTGGGTATTGCTGCCACAAAAGCGATAGATAGCCGCCTAATTGAGGTCGATGATTTGCTTTGCTGAACTTCTCGTTTTTAGTCTTGTAATCGCATAAAGCTATGCGCCCGTTTTCTTTGTGCTTAAGAAGCAAGTCAAGAGTGCCAGCAATATTAAAGCGGCGATCAATTACAGGAAATTCAACGGCCATAGGCTCCCAGCTTTTTATGTTGGGATAGGAAAGAAAACTATCAATCCAATCCTGGTATTTCAGGGATGTGCCAGCTTTGCCTGTTTTCCAGTATTCACAAACTGCGCTGTGAAATTCATCGCCTCTTTGCCTGGCCTCATCAAAACGGGAGTTCGCCAGAAAGTCCGACTTCTTCACTATGTCCGAGATACTTCTTGGAACGTATGCTTTCTTTTTCAGGTCGTAGTACTTGTGATACTTGGGCACGAACTCTAGAAATTTGTCCGGCATCAGCTTCTCCGGCATCGTCATCGTTATCACGTAGCAAATTCCTCCAAGGGGTGAGTTTGATTTCTGGGTAATGTTTGGCCGCAAAATCGTAATTTTCTTGCCAGTGATTTGAAGGCGTATTTAAATCCTCGATTGTGATTTTTCCTGATTCGACCATTCTTTGAAGAACTTCCCTAGCTCCTTCGGGTGTGCCGATTGGCTCTAGTCGATTCTTCATCGAACGGCCTCAAGTTCAAACTGAGGAGGTGTATGACCATGACGCCTATAGGTTTGGTCGCGCTCGTAGTTTTCTTTGACTCGCCTCAAGTACTTACCTTGAAGCACGCGGAAATACTTGCCAGGAAATTTGCCTTCTACGGCGGGTCTGTAAGTACAAAAAAATCCTTCTTCGTCATACATTCCTGTTTGGTAAGGGCCAGCCATGACATAACCCTGTAGTTCCCAATTTTTAGGTGATGGTTCTGAAGTGAGCTGATAGGTGGTCTGTTGCCCAGGTTTATAGGCCTTTGGAACCATTGGCCAAACGTATTGCCCAGCCTTTGAAGGGTCGTACAGTTTTTCCGTGTTCATAGGACAGTGACTCCTGGGATAATTTCCTGCGGTTGCTCAACCGTAATGTCTTCGAGCCATAGGGCAAAACATTCATCTCTAAGCCATCTATGGCAGTCAGGAAAGGGTGCGCACCATGTGTCCTTCCCAATCTTGCTGGCCTGATCTTTCACAGCCCTCTTAGCGGCTTCTATGAGGTTTTCAGCTTCCTCAGTTTTTAGAGCTTCTTTCCAAGCGGTTCTTGCTTTTGATTTGGACTGATTGTGCGCTTTGCTGGGACTTGCTTGGTAGACCTCCCAGAAAACTTGGAAAGCTGGCGAATCTTTTTCAGCTACTTTTTTTGTTTCTTTAAGAAAGGCCTCGTGTTCTTTTGGATTGTGGCAAACGAAGTTCTCGGAGACAGGAGCAAGAAAAGTTTCTCTTCCTCTCATACTCTCTAACTCTTCAAAAGAATTAGAAGAAGAAGAATATGAATAGCGGCCCGGGGGTCCGCTAATTGTGGCACTACTGTCAAGACCATTTATCGCATTTTCGATTAATTGGCTGAGAAACGCTGTCTTGTTTAGGTAGTTGGGCTTTTGGGCTAATGCCTTCTGTAACACAGAGGAATCAACCCGTATCGATTCTGTGGTCATACGCTACACATGGTGTTACGTGGTCGTAGCAAGGATGCCTCACACAGTGACAAGTGTCAATACGAGCGAATAGCAAATATTTGCTATGTCTTAATATCTCGTTACTATGCATTTGTACCCAAAGCGCGAGGCCCATGACCTCTCCCACCGAGGAACGTAAAAGGATTAAAGAATTACGAAAAGATCTCACTACCTGTCAGGATCCTTTTGATTTATTAGCCGAGTATTCCTACGAGAACGAAATGCTGCGAAAGCAAGTAAGAATACTTACACAAGGCGAAAAATGTTCATTCGACTAGTGGTTCTAGACCCCTGATGTGTTAGGGCCTACTTGAACGTAGGAGTAAACCCCGTTAAGGTGTTCATATTGATACGCAGTACATCCGCCCACCAATGGCTGCCCATAACCCGCCCGTTTCAGACGAGGCCGTTCAACTAGGTCAAGCATTTAAAACTTGGCGATTGTCAAACGGTCTTTCACACCAAGATCTACACAACTACGGTAAAGATCGAGGTGTCAAGCTCTACAACTCTCAAGTTGCATATTTTGAACGTGGGGTCTTAACCCCTCAACCAGGATTTTTTGTAGCACTTGCAAAATTAATGGAGGACCTTAAAAACGGAGGCCAGTCATGAGTACTAAAAAAGGCTTCAAATTTGTACAGAAAGAAACAACACGAGAACGTTTACAAAAAGCTGTTCCGTTTGTTAATTCAAAAGGCGACCCGGCTACAGCGACAGACCTTTTTGGGATGTATATCGGTGAACAGGAAATAAATCCTTTATATGCAGGGACTAAGGAAGAATTAACAGAAGAATTTTGCAATCATTATGGGCATTCACTTGAGGAGGCCTTTAATAAAATTGCGCGTGAGCGCATGTTGACCCCAAAAAAGGCATGGCAAGAACTAACGCAAGTTGAAAAGTTTCCTCAAGATCCTGAATATCAAACCATTTGTCAGGATGTATTAAGGGGTGCCCATGAATTAACAAAAGGAGAGACCTTAGACATCGTTGAAGAGTATGCCCCTGGATGCGATGGCCAATGTCCGTGTTTTCACGCTTTATCTGTGCTTGCTGATGACAAAGAAGACCCTGTAGATATTTCAGGTTTAAAGAAGGAGAACGAGAGGTTGCTGGAGATGATGTAATTTTTCGATACGCCCCCATATCTAGTGTCTGTCAATATCCCTGCGTAGGGGTTGACTCCTAGATCCAGAGTGATTATTATTTTCATAACGCATGGACTAAATGCCAGAGAACCGAGAAGCTAACCCCCTTTTCGATCAGCTTCTTGCCATTCAAGAAAACGCTGCTCAAATTGTTGAAGGCGCTGAACAATCTTTTTGTTCTTCTATTGGTTTCATCTGTTGGGATGAATTAACCGAAGACGAAAGATGCCAAATCCATGAATGGCATAAAACTCTTCAAAACGCTGTTAAAGCTCTTAGGGACATAGAAGAATGACAAGCGAACTCACAAAAGCCCATGCTGCCTTTATTAAAGAGGTCGGCACTATCGGCAAGGACGGCGATGCTCAATTTGGTAAGCACGCCACGCTACAAGGTGTTTTAGGTGTTATTAATCCCTCGTTATCTCGTCAGGGTTTATCGGTTCACCAAGTCTTTGACTACACAGAAGACGGCAAAACTGTTTTAAGAACAATCCTTAGACATACAAGCGGAGAGGAAGTTGTTAGTTCGGCTTTGTTCCCGTCTACGTCAGGTCGTAATCCGCTACATGATTGGGGATCAAATGTCACATACATGAGGCGATTCAGCCTATTGGCGATTTTAGGGATCGCACCCGGAATAGAAGATAACGATGGCGATCATGCCACTGCACCTGAACCTGTTATTTCAAAGCCTGTAGTTACTACGCCTGCTCAACCGCAGCAAGATATAACTATCACAAATCCTCCTTTAGAACCCAACGACAGAAAAGAACTCTTGGACGTTTTGGCCAATCTCTACGGCGAAAACAAATCAAAATTTGATCAGCTCAATGTTGCATACAGAAAACAATTCCCTGATTGCAAAGACAAAATGAGCGATCACATCCAAGAACCAAAGCATCGTGACTTTATTTTCAGCTTTTTGAAATGAGTGATTCGGAATTTAATGCTCAACAACAAAGAGATTCCATCAAGCGTAAAGGTGGAAAATTTCGTATCCCAGAGAGGAGCCGTCCTGAAGGTGTTAGCTATCAAGCCCATAAGAATCGCTATCTGGTCAGCGCAAAGTTGACCCAAACCAATTGGGAAGTTTTACGAGCTTGGCTTGTATCTAACAATCTCAACTACAACACAGGCTTAAACCGCCTTATCGCTACCCATCCTGAACTAGAACAACATGGCTAATCCAAACCGCGAAAAAATCACTGGCCTTTGGGTCAGAGAGTGGGTTAATCCACAAGGCGAAACCGTTCGTTATATGACGGGCAAATCTGACGGCATGAGCTATTCGATTTGGCCTAATGGATTTAAAGAGAAAGAAACTGACCCAACTCATGTTCTGTTTAAAGAGCCTGCTGAATCTTTCAAGCCAGCTCCTAAAAAAGAAGATCTGCCTTTTTAAATGCCTGATGGTGTGGGCGCTTACCTATCCGAGATAGGTCGCATTCCTTTATTAACCAATTCCGAGGAAATCATTCTTGGGAATCAAGTCAAGCACTGGCAGGAAATAAAAGGCATAAAAGATCCCACACCTGAGCAACGAAAAATTATTAGACAGGGCAAGAAGGCAAAAGATCGGATGATTTCAGCCAACCTTCGCTTGGTCGTTCATATAGCGAAGCGTCACGTTAAGGAATCGATGACTCACATGAGTCTTATGGATTTGGTGCAGGAAGGAACGATTGGCCTAAATCGTGGTATAGAAAAATTTGATCCATCACGCGGGTATAAGCTTTCAACCTATTGCTATTGGTGGATAAAACAGGGCATAACCAGGGCAATAGGGAATCAAGAGCGTTCAATAAGACTTCCAGTCAATGCCATCGATGTTCAGCGCAGGATTACTAAATATCTAGATTCTTTCAAACATGAGCATGGACGATTCCCAACACTTGAAGAGTGCGTAGAAGCTTCAAAGGTCACTAAGCCGACGCTTCGGGCTTATATCGAACATTCAGAGAGGCCTATCAGTTTGGATCAGCTTGTTTGCCAAAATGGATCAGAAAGAATGGTAGATAGATCTTTACTTGAACTGATTGCATCAGAAGATCCATTACCAGAGGAAGATCTTGAATATCAAAGTTGTCTTGATCAGTTAGAAGCGTTGCTTTCGATTCTTCCTACTCGTGATCGTCAAATGCTTGAGCTTAGGTATGGAATCAGAAATGGAGGCGAAAAGATGACCTATGCGCAGGTGGGAGAGAAGATGAAAGTCAGTAGAGAACGGGTTAGACAGATAGAAATGAAAAGCCTTAGACAGATGCGTAAAAAGATTGATGGCAAGGCTTTTCCGTAATTCCTAGGCCGCTTCTAGGCCGCTTATGGAAAGGCTGATTTTAATTATCCCTTTCCCTGATTAGCTTTTAGCCTTGTAGCAATAGTGCTCCCAAAGCACCCGCGCTACCAAGCTGCGCCACGCCCCGTTACTACTTTTTTAGTCTCTCACTAGCTTTGTACTTTAGCCTACCTATGCACGCCTGGGCATACATGGTATTCTTAGGCCGCTGTTAGGCCGCAAAACCTTGCCTAAGATAAAAAGAACTCAAAGATGGGAGGAGACTTTAAAAGAGGATGTAAGAAGTTTAAACCGTGGATGGAGTGTTGCGGAAGACAAAGGTAAAATGCGCTTGAGATGGCGGTACGTTCCAAATCAGAAAGACCAATCTGTAATGCTTCCTTTTGCATGGGCTGAAAATCTCAGAAAAGCCGCAACCTCACGCATCAACAATATTTATAACCTCACCCTTGAAGGACATGATCTAAAGACAGCCGCAAAAATAGCTGATGGGAAAGCGCCAAAAATTGAACGTGATTGGTCTCTATGCTTGAAAAATTTCCAGCAATACAAAACAGAACACGAAAACGCAATTACACAAAAAACCTTTGAACACGATTATCTAAAAGTCTTGGATGATGCTGTACGGCTCTTAGAAAGTTATAAGCCGCCAACTAATCCACCGGATTTAATAGATCTTTGTATTAGAGACTGGAAGCCCGGAAGCGCAACACGCAAAAGGCGGGCTAACTCACTCTGCCAATTCCTTGAATATTGCGTCACCCGTGAAAATGCACCCGCATCATGGTTACCACCTAAAGACCGAAAAATTCACATCGGACGTAAATCAGCTAATGCGAAAACACAAAAGAAAGACCCTATAACCGATCAGGAAATATTGACCCTGATAGAAGATCTGCAAACAACTGATGCAGGAAGTAGATGGGGGAATGCTCTTAAGCTCTTAGCGGTTTACGGCCTTCGACCTGTAGAACTAACCCATCTACATGTAAGACAAACTCCAAAAGGTGAAAATTATTTATGGTGTTCTTACGAAAAAAGATCAGGTGGTGGAATAACTAAACCTAGAAGATTAGAACCTTTACCAATAGCAAATACAGATTGGAAGTTGTTACCTTTATTAGAGGCCGGATTATTGGAGTTGCCTAAATTATCCGCTGAAGGAAATGGGGTAGCTGAACAGATTAGAAAGTACTTAGAAAGGCGCAAAGCATGGACATCATTAAAAGCAAAAGTCAAAGCAAGAAATGAAGAATTAGGAACTTATAGCTTCAGACATTCCTACTCAGTTAGGGGGCATAAATTAGGGATTGATAGCGGCTCAATGGCTAGCGCAATGGGGCATTCTTTAGAAGTCCACTCTCGTGAATACCCTTGGGCTACATCTGAAACCACAACCAAAGCATTTCAAGTGGCTAGGTCGTTATCCCTTCCCCACTCGCGGTGATATTTTTTAGATGCTTCTGCATAAGCTAAAGCGGCTTCCTCTTTCGTTCTGAATGCTCCTAAATATTTATCAATTCCATTAGCGTTAATTCTTGCGCAATAAGGCAAAGTTTCACTTCTCGTTTCATAAACACCCTTAAAGCCAGTCTTATTATTAATACCTTTCTTTCTATTCTTATTATTTTGTTCTTCCGTCGCCAATCTGAGGTTTTCGATCCTGTTATCTAATTTATTCCCATCTCTATGATCGACCAATCGATCAATTCCAGGGTCTTCTTTGTAATGAAGTAACCAAGCAAGTCTGTTGCCTCGAATTGCCTGGCCATTGATCCAAACTCGCCAGTATTGTTCACCTGGTTTGCCATGAGGGCCTCCAGCAAGCTCGCCTTTTTTATATTTGCCATTAGCACTGTCTATTTTCCGTCGCAGCTCCCCTGTGGTCGGGTCGTAACTTATATATTGATTGACCAGCTCAAAAGGTGGGCAAGGTTTTGGTTTTTTGGTCATCTTGCTATTGCTACGTGCGCATAGTATCCTATTCATACATACGCAGCAATAGGCATGGCCATTAAATGGGTTACTCAAAGATCAGCAAGTGACGCTTTGGGGGTTAGTGAATCAACCCTTCAAAAATGGCGTAATAAAGATAAAATCTTGGTCATGGGAAAACATTTCAGGCGTACGACCCCAACCAACCAGAAACTTCTATATGACTTAGAAGCCTGTGAAAAGACCTTGCATCAGCTCTGTACAACTCCATTAGAAGTTTGATCCTGCTAACGTAAATGCAACTCAAGGCCGCTACGAACGCCATGAGTAAAAAGCATTTACAACTGAACAATGACTACTCCATTCTCTGCGGATGAGTGGCGCAATATTTTTCGAGGCTATAAAGATACCCCTGAAAATCAAATGGGAATCGAGATTTTGCGGCAACACCTCATCGAAGACGATGCTCAACTTCTTACTTCTGAGTCAACATGGTATAAGCACTACAAGCGCAATCCAAACGCCTATTTCCCATGATCGTTTTAGACGTAAAAAGCGAATTGCCAAAAGGAGTGAAATGGACAAACGAAATGACAAAACAACTGCCATTTAGTGCTTCTCAGGCCTTGAACGCAACGGTAGGAAATAGAGCAGGCATTAATCAATTTCCTGAAGCCTCAAGTAAAGGGATATTGGCTGATATGAAACGCTTGATGAATAGAAACCTAGATAGGCCTAAAAAACAAACAGCAGAAGGCTTTTATGCAACGACTGCTAAGAAGACCGCTTTGTTCGTAAAAATCACGCCTAAAAACAGACCTTGGGATAGGAATAGATACATTGTTGGCAATATTGAGGGTGGAGATAGGCCCAATAAATGGATTGAATTAGAGGCCAGAAAATTAGGCAGTATTCCAAGCAATATTTCTTTAGTACCTACATACAATGTCAAGCGTGATAATAAGCATGGCAATCCAAAAAGAACACAAATAAGGAATGCGTTTAAAGACGTTGGTAGTGGTAAGACATTTATAGGAAAGCCAGAGAACTCAACACGTCCTTTCGGTATTTACTCAGTAGCCAAGACAGGGAGCCTTGAGGCATTGTTCGTTGCTAAATCTTCTACTCAATACCCAACACTCTTGGCAGGTATGGAAAACTATGCCTACTCAAGAGCTAGTAGAACCTTTGGCCCTTATCTACGCAGAGCACTTGAAAGAAATGTCAACGCAAGGATTAAGCAGGGGAAAGCTGACCTCAAAGCTGGATTATTCAGTTAGGCACTAGATGTGGAATGCCTATTCTCAATAAGATTTGCACGTTAAATAAATATGCCTCAGATCTTGTAGACATTTAGATGTATTCCTTGAGATCCCTTGGTATAACTGGGTCCTTCTCTGTAAATAGCCCGTGGGTCATCCGAAGG